CCCGCCGTAGGCCGCGATGAGCGAGAGGAGCTCGCCGCGCAAACGCTGGAAGAACGAAAGGCTCTGCCGCGTGCCGCCCGTGGCCTGACGTAGCGCAGCAGCAAAGGCCCGCGACTCCGCGGTGCCCCGACGCATCTGCCGCGTCATCCGTTGCGCCGCCCGACCCGTCCGATCCATGCCGGTCGCAGCGCGAGCCTGCGCCTCGGCCAGAGTCCGCGAAGCCTTTTGCGCTCGCTCGGACGCCTGCGCCGTGCGCTCGTAGCTGGACGCCCCCCGCGCCAGTATGTCGGTCAACCGCTGCTGGCGAGCGGCCAGGGCGTCGGTGTCACCGCCCGACTCCCGCAGGATGGATCGAGCCTGGGCCAGCACGCCGAGCTGCTGACGATATTCCTGCCGGAACCGAGCCGACGCCTCGCGGTTCCGATTGAAGGCGTCCACCAGCGACCGGGACGGGTTCTCCACGCCGCGCAACTGCCGCCCGAGCCGACCGGCCTCGGCCCCATACTCCCGATAGGCCCGCTGCGCCTGCAATGCCCGCTCGCGCTGCTCCCCGAAGGCCCGCAGGAACGGCCCCCGCAGCCGGCCCTCCAACTCCCGGATCGCCTGCTCGGTCTGCTGATAAGTCGCCGCAAGCGCCTTCTGCCCTTGTTCGGCCTCATCGAGCTGGCCGGTCAGCCGCCTCTGGGACCGGACGGCCTTCGCCTGCTCCGTGTTCAGCCGGGCCAGTTCCTTACGCGTAACCGAGATCGAGGCCGCGCTCTCCTCCTGGGCAGCCTTCGCTTTTGTGATCCGGTTCGTGTGTGTGCGGATATCGCGATTGGCCTTGTTGAACTCCTCCCGAATGACCCGCGTCGATTCGGCCACCTCCAGTTGCTGGTTGCGGAGTTCGGCCTCCTGCTGCGTCAACCGCTGCAACGCCTCCCGATTCCGTGCGATGTCCTCGTTGCTGGGCAGCCCTTGGCGGCCGACCGGACGGCCCGTCTCCGCTCGATTAAGCCGGTCAACGATCCCGCGCTCGACGCGGCGTTCCTCTTTCAGGGCCGCCGTTGTTGCCCGGATCTCGGCCCGTAGCCGGGTCTGCTCGGTCGCAGCGGCCTGCAGCAACCCTCTCCGCTCCCGGCTGGAAGCGTTCGCGTCCTTGATGGCCGCCTGCGAGTTCCTCAAGGTGGCGACCCGGCGAGCCTCGGTCGCTTCCAGCTTCTTGAGCTCTGCCTCCACGCGCTGAATGTCGGCCCGGTACTGGCCCGTGGTGGAGGTCGACTCCCGGATCTCGGCCTGAATACGCCCGATCGCCGACGCCGCTGAATCGAGTTGCCCCTGCAACTGCGAAATGGCGCCAACACCGCCGAGGTTCTGCTGGAGTTGCGCTAGAGAAGTGCCTAGCTGCTGGAAGACCGTGCCCGTCTCACGGCCTTGGGCCTGCGACCGCTCCTGCCGCGTATCGAACTGGTCGAAGGCGTTACTGATCCGCTGGAGGGCATTCGACGCTTGATCCCGCGCTCGAATAACCAGCTCAACATCACGACGGGCTACCATTAGAGGCTCTCCAGCTCGTCAAGAGCCTTCTGAAAGGCCCGATTCGCCTGCTTGGAGAGTATCCCACCGATGGCTTGCTGAAACAACGCCGCCGACACGGCTCGTTCCTTCGCCCGGCGCGAGAGCACTAGCCGGGCCTCGTCAAAGAGCGTGCCTATCGGATAACGCCGGGCTTCCGCGTGCCCGGCCTCGATCAGGAGGCTGGCGACTCCGCGGACTTCCCAGAGCCACTGGGAGAATCGTTCGTAGTCCCGGGGCCGGTCCACTCCATGAGGTCTGCTGTCGCCTCCGCTCCGCGTAACAGGGCCGAGAGGATTTTTTTTACGTCTGCCGTGGACGCCAGCGTGAGCCGGACAATCTCTTGAATTGCCTGTAACTGGGTGACTGTCGGGAGGCTCGCCGCCTTGACGGCCTCCTCGGGCGAATCATTGGCAACAGCGATCACCCAGCCGGCAAGGCCCGTATGGTTCTCGACCACCTCGCGAGCCACGCTCTCCAGGCCCTGCTCGCCGCTTTCGCGGAACGTCTTGAACAGGTCCTCGACCGAATCCCGGCACGCTGTGTAGATCGTGCCGATGTCCACGGGCGAAAGCCCCCGGACAGTGAGCGTGTGCTCGCTGCCGGGAAGGGGGACTTCCGCCCGCGGGATCTCTATGTCGCCGAGTTTCATCAGGCAGCGGGAGCGAGCGGGGCGCCGTTGATGTAGACCGCCTCGCTGTTCGGCGGCTTCTGGATGTCCACCGTCAGCGGCACCGTGGCCGCCTCGGCGGAAATCAACCCGAGGTCGCCGTTCGGGGAGATCGAGACCTGGGGTAGCACCCACGTCTGGTTGTCGCCCCGGGCGTTGTCCTCGACGATCCGGACTGCACCCTCGACCGAGGTTCCGGCCGACACGACACGCTCGTAGGTGTGGGCCGCCACGTCGTACTCGACGACAATCGTGTCGGCGAGCATCTTCGTGCTGTCCTGGTAGGTGACCTCCGTGCCGACGACCGGGGCGTCCGACTTGATCTGGATGACGCCCTGTTCGAGGTCTACCTCATAGTGCAGACCCTCCGTGAGGGTCAGGTCGGTCTTGTCGGCCACCGCGGCGGCCTTCAGCTTCACGACCGGCGCGTCCGCGCCGCTCTTGAGGTTCCGGTGGCCGAGCGGATTGTCGTCGGTGATTCCGACCTTGAGGTAGCTGTCCACGCCGTTCCTGACGCCCTCGAACGTCGACGCCTGGCCGTCCGCCTCGGCCTGTGTGACCTTGGCCGACGCACCGAAGAAGAACAGCGCGAGGTTCTCGGCGTTGGTGTTGTCGGTCACCAGGGCCAGGGACCGGGTGACGGACAGGGGGACCTTGAAATCAACCTCGTTGACGCCGCTTTCCGAGGACGTGTGCTCGTAGTCCTCGGTCTCGATCGAGAGGTTCAGCTCCGGCGTGTTGCCGATGTAGCGGTACTGACCGGGCTGGTCTTTCCGTGCCAGGTAGGCACGCCCCTTCGCGATTTTATAGTTGTTGGCGGGATGAGATAGGGCCACGGGTCAATCTCCCTTGGAGCCGTGTAGGGACGGCCTTCCGTCAAAATCCGGCTGACTATATCACGACCACGGGCACATGTAATCCTCGACCACGTCGAGACGGATCCGGAGCCAGAAGTGGGCCAGCGGGCTCACATCGTCCGCCGGGCGCACGGTTCCGGGGTCCATCCCGACCGACACCACCGAATTCGCGGGCGGGTTGCCGAGCCGGAAGACCTTGCGCCCGTGGTCCTCGTCGAATTTCAGCGCCGTGAGACGGGACTTGACATCCGCCAGCAGGAAGTGGGCCCGGTCCGTCTTGGAGTGCTCGCTCGGCTCATCCTTGATCAAGCCCTGCAGGATCAATTCGTACGGCTCGGTCGATGCGTGCCCGGACCGGGGGCCGATGTCGGCCTCCAACGAGAACGGTTCCTCCAGGATGGTCACGAACGGCAGGTCGTCGTAACCCATCCCCTCGAAAGCCTTGGAGTGCAGGTCGGTCGGGCTGACGACCAGGCGGCCCCGCGCCACCTGCCCTTTACGAGACAGGTCCGTGTAGAAGCCGTTGACGGGGCTGATCTGGCGAAGGGCCAGACTCAAGGCCCACTGGACCCGCAGGCGGAAAGGCGCAGGCAGATTCGCAGGATCCGCCTTCTGGCATTCCGGCCCGTAGAGGTTCTTCAGCACGTCCTCGGCGCCGAACATCGCGTTCCAGTTGCACGGAATCATGCGCCACTCGTCCAGAGTGTCAGGCACGGCACCGTCCCACAGGCTCGCGTCGGCGGGGTTGAAATCTTCGGGAAATGGCATGTCAGGCTCCGGTGCGGACCAGGTAATTCGCTTCCAGGGATCGCAGGACCTGGGGCGTGATATCCACGGCTACGCCTTCATCCTGATTGTCGAGGAATATCTGCTGCACGGAAGGACCATACAGCAAGTAGAGACCGCGCCCGAGAGACGCGATCTGGATGCGCTTGTTGACCAGCCGTTCACCCGGCCGCAGGCGGATGGCGAGCCCGAGGTTGTGCTGCGTGTCGGTGAGGCCGGAACCGCGCCGCAGGCGGATCAGGAACGCCCGCCGGAGCAGAGAGGCCCGGCCGCGCCGCACCTGCACGGTGACCGTATTGCTCCGGACTCGCGGCGACCGGGCGAACCGGGCCAGCGACGTCGGCCGGGACCGGGCCGTGATCCTGGCCTCCAGGGAGGCCGGGGTGGCGAATTTGCTGACGACCAGCCGCCCGCCCGAGGGTGCGAGGTAGGACGCC